CAGACCCAAAAACATTCATTACAACTGTTGGATTGTTAAATGATGCAAACGAAATGATAGCAGTAGCTAAAACATCTCAACCAATTCCGAAATCATTTGATAAGGAAGTATTAATCAAAGTTAAACTTTCATTCTAATTAAACCTTAAACTTTTAATATGAAATACCCCCGAAAGGGGGTTTTTCGTTTAAAGAATATTTATACTAAACCTCGAATTGAATGATAAAAGAGATTCCAAAATCGGATATTGTTGTAAGACCACTTAAAGTTTATAAAGAATGGACTTTAGATGAAAATGATATTACTCCAATATTTGGGTTAGAAGAAACAGGTTCTTTATTCGATACGGATACTGATGAAAAAAGTGCAGGAGTCCATAGAAGAATTATATATGAATCAATAAAATCTCAATTTTATACAAATGCATCAACCGCATCTATTTTAAGTGAAGTTGGTAGAAGGGAATCCTATGCATCTACAAATGAAAGGATACTGGAAACTGAATTTGCGTTAATAACAATACCTCAGCAAAAATATGGTGAAGGTCTTAAAATAGGAAGTGTGGTTTTAACAGATGAAACATTGGGAAGAACATATACCGATGATGGCTACTCAAATCTTATAGATAGTGGTAGTAATATAAAAGGTAATATATTTTATGATAGGGGATTTGTAATTTTAACTAAAGATGTAGTAAGTGGTTCTATTTTGAATCAATTCACATTGAACTATCGTTCAACTGTAACGATATATGAAAATGAAATCTTCTTGTCTGTATTAGAAAATGAATTCAATGTTTCTCAAAACCCAAGCGCTGTTGATTGGAGTATTGATAAAAGTACTGGTAAAATAAAACTACATACTATTCAATCTTCCATAAACCCAACTAAGTTTGGTGGATTTGATGATTATGAATATAGTTCATCGATTGACCCAACTGGTTCTTATTTAGCACCATATATTACCACAATAGGATTGTATGATAATGAAATGAATATGGTAGCTGTTGCAAAATTACCACAACCAATTAAATCATTACCGGATTATCCTTTAAATTTTATAGTTCGTTTTGACACATAAGGTTATATTTATATAAAGTTAAATACTAAATAAAAATGGCAAGTATCTTAGAAATATACGAAATGGGAGTACCAAAAACAGGTACCGCTAATACTAAAGGTGGTGATAAAACCTTAATTGAAGCTGATGGTGGATTGAATCTATCAAAGGATGAAAAAAGATTAGAAAAAAGTAGAGGTGGTAAATTAAATATTAAAAAATACTCCGATACTGTTATAAAGAAGTAAAATCAATGAGTTGGAAGTTTAATGGAATAGAGGTTATAGAAGAAAACACACCAGAAGGTGCGGTTGGTTTTGTCTATAAGATTATACACACTCCAACTGGTAAATTCTATATTGGTAAAAAATCACTTACTTCAACTCGTAGATTGAAACCACTAAAAGGTAAGGTCCGTAAAAGAGTTGTTAAGAAGGCTTCTGATTGGGAAAAATACTATTCTTCAAACGAATGGATTAAATCTGAAGTAAAAGAAGGTAGAGCTGGGGATTTTGATAGAGAAATCATCCAATTCTGCTTTAGTAAAAAATCACTTACATATTGGGAAGTTTGGTGGCAGTTCAAATTGGATGTACTATCAGACCCACAATCAATAAACGAAAATCTTATGGGAAAATTCTTCCGTAAGGATTTACAATAATTAAATTTATGCAAATACCAGAAATAGCTAAAAAGTACGGAATTTCCGAAAACTTTCTAAATTCAAAGGAAGATGCGCATACTATTGCAGCAGCATCTCTTTTAGACCTTAAAAAAATGGTTGAACAAAATCAACCTAGAGAGGTAATAGCTAACAAATTACAATTCTTAGCGGATTTCCTAATAGACATCAAAAATTCTAACCATTAAATTTGGTTATATCGAATAGTTTTTGTATATTTGTGGAAAGTATATCCATATTATGCTAAGTGGGAAAAACAGGCTATCGGTAATAACAATATTAGATTCGGCATTGGGGGTTGGTTCATCCTTAAAGGGGAACGAGCAAGCACATTACTGTCCTTTCTGTCACCATCATAAAAAGAAACTTCAAATAAACATAGATACTCAACAATGGCATTGTTGGGTTTGTGATGCGAAGGGTAAACGGATATCTTCTTTACTTAAAAAGGTAAAATCTGATTTAAAAGATATTCAAAGATTAAAAGATATCTATGGTGATGAGCCGGAAATATACATATCCGATGATTATCCAGAAAAGTTAGAATTACCAAATGAGTTTAAACAATTATACTTTAAACCAAAAGGTATTAATCCATCATATAAGCAGGCAATTCATTATCTTAATAAAAGAGGTATAACAATAGCTGATATTGTAAAATATAATATTGGGTATTGTGATAGTGGTGATTATGCTGGTAGAATTATTGTACCATCATACGATGAGAATGGTGAACTTAATTATTTTGTAGCACGTTCATTTTATGATAACAACAAAATGAAATACAAAAACCCACCCACAAGCAGAAACGTAATTGTATTTGAAAACCAAATTAATTGGAATGAACCAATTGTTTTGGTAGAGGGTGTATTTGATGCATTTTCGGTAAAAAGAAATGTAATTCCTTTATTGGGAAAATATCTTTTACAAAAGTTAAAAGATAAAATTATAGAAAGTGGAATTAAAGAAATAACAATTTTATTAGATTCTGATGCGATAGAAGATTCTACAAAGCACACTAACTATTTTATAAAAAACGGAATTAAAGTAAAAAACATTATCCCATCTGATAAAGATGCTGGTGAAATGGGATTTGCTAAAGTAACAAATTTAATAAAAGAATCATCCGAAACTAAATGGGATGATTTGATTTTAACTAAATTAAAAAATCTATGAGTTTGAAGAGAATATACCATATAGCTGATATTCATATTAGAAACCTAAAAAGACACAAAGAATATCGTTTGGTATTTGATAAAATGTTTGAAGAAATCCGCCAAAGAGGTACGGAAGATTCAATCATTTATTTGGCTGGGGATATAGCTCATGCTAAGTTAGAAATGTCACCTGAATTAATCAAAGAGATTAGTTGGTTATTTACTGAATGTTCGAAACATTGTCCAACAATTCTTATTGCTGGTAATCACGATTGTAATATGAACAATTCGGATAGATTGGATGTACTTACTCCAATTGTAGAAGCATTAAATTTGACTGATTTTCATTATTTGAAAGATACACAGGTTTATTCAATTGGTGGTGTTGATTTTTCAGTATTTAGTATTTTTGATAAAAGAGATAATTGGATTACCGCAGATAAGATGTTTGGTAATAAAAAGATTGCTTTATTTCATGGACCGGTTGATTCATCACAAACCGATGTTGGGTATGTGGTAAGCAGTAGACATTTTACAACTGATATGTTTGATGGATATGATTTAGCCCTATTGGGTGATATCCACAAAAGACAGGAAATGATTTCTCCAAAAGGATGTAAGATTGTTTATGCTGGTTCATTGGTACAACAAAACTTTGGAGAAACCCTTGATAAGCACGGATTCTTAGTATGGGATTTAGATACCCTTACTTACGAAGAAGTTGATATTCCAAATGAATATGGATATTATACTTTGGATATTGATGGTGGTATAGTGCCTGATGTTGCTGATATTCCAAAATATGCTCGTTTACGAGTTAGATTATCCAACACCGATACGGCTGATACAAAGCGTATGGTAACGGAAATTAAAAAGAAATATGGTATTGAGGATTTCACTATCATTAGAACGGATTCAATGAATAAATTGAAAACCGGAAATAGAATATCAAAGCTGGACTTCGAAGATATAACCGATGTAGAGTATCAAAACACCCTTGTTAAAGAATATCTACAAAGAATGATGCCATTCATATCCGATGAGGACTTAAACGGAATTGAGGACATACATAAAGAGATAGCTGGAAAGATTCAAAACGATGAGGTAATTCGAAACATAAGTTGGAAGCCCATAAAGTTCGAATTCAGCAATATGTTCTCCTATGGTGAAAGTAATAAGATTGACTTCACTAAAGTAGATGGACTGATGGGATTATTCGCACCAAATACAGCAGGTAAATCCTCCCTATTTGATGCAATCTCCTTTTGTATGTTCGATAAGTGTAGTAGAGCATATAAAGCATCCCACGTTATGAACAACCGAAAGGATACCTTCTTTTGTAAACTACACTTTCAAATAGATGGAGTAGATTACTTCATCCGTAGAGAAGCCCGAACTATTAATAAGGGAAAGAATGTAAAGGTAGATGTGGAGTTTTGGAAAGAAGTAGGTGGTGAAGTAGAATCACTTAACGGAACGGAACGTAGGGATACCAACACCGTCATTGAACAATACGTTGGTAGATATGAGGACTTTGTACTAACTGCCCTATCACTCCAAGGTAACAATGCTCTCTTTATTGATAAATCACAATCGGAAAGGAAAGACCTCCTTGCTCAATTTATGGGATTGACGATATTTGATAAGCTGTATGAGGGGGCTAGTGAGGAGATTAAGGAAGTGGCAGCACTTATCAGAAATTTTAAGAGGACGGATTTTACGACAGAATTGGCGGAAAAAGAAACCGACCTGAAAGAGAAAAAGGTTAGATTGGATGAGTTGAATAATGAGATTAAAGAATTCAATAAATCTAAAGATTCTATACAAACTCAAATTTCTGAATTAAACAAATCCATAACACCAATTGATAAAAATCTTAACATCAAGAAATTAGAGGATTCAAAATCTGATTTGGTAACTAAGATAGCTAGTGTTGGAAATCAAATGGATGAGAAGGTATCTAAGATTGACGAATATCAAAACCTATTGGGTGAGGTATCACAATCAATCAACCAACACGCCGAAGTAAATGGATTACCTATTGATGATGCAAAGAAACAATGGGATTCAGCTAAAGGTAAGTTAGTAGAGATACAACAACAAATAGATAAATTAGAAACACAATACGAAGGTAATTTAGATAAACTAAAACATTTGGAATCACATGAGTATGACCCGAATTGTAAGTTTTGTATGAATAATGTATTTGTTAAAGATGCAATACAAACTAAAGAGACTGTTAAAGAGCAAGAGAAGCAATTAGAGGAGCTCAATTCAGCACACCATTCACTTATCAAGGCCAATGAACCACTTGCTGAGGTTGAGGATGTATGGGAGAAATTGGTTGAGTTAAGAAACAAATACCAAAAGGGAAAAGTTATTAAAGAGAAAGCTCAAGCAGAACTTAAATCATTGGAACATCAAAAGGAATTGTATGAAACTCAAATGGCTGGTGTGGAATTAGATATACAAAAGTACTACGATAATGAAGCCACAATATCAGAGAATCAAAAAATAGAAATAGCAATTTCTGAATTAGATGTTAAGAAAAAAGATATTGAGAAAAGTTTGGGTACATATAATAAAGAACTTTTAAGTATTACTGGAAAGATTGGTTCAATTGAATCATTTATTATTGGTATAAAACAAAAAATGGATGATGTTAAGAATTTAGAAAACAAAAACCAATTATATACCTACTATTTAGATGCAGTTAAAAGAGATGGAGTTCCATACGAATTGATTTCAAAAGCAATGCCTGTTATAGAGAATGAAGTAAATAACATTTTAGGACAGATTGTTGATTTTGGAGTTGTTATGGATGTTGATGGTAAAAGTATTAACGCTAAGATTGTTTATGAGGACCAAGAGTGGCCTTTAGAACTTTGTAGTGGTATGGAGAAATTCGTTAGCGGACTTGCGATTAGAGTGGCTCTGATTAACATATGTAATCTACCAAGACCTAATTTCTTAGTAATAGATGAGGGATTTGGTACATTAGATTCCGATAACCTATCATCATTATTCTTATTAATGCAGTATCTTAAAACCCAATTTGATTTCATTTGGATTATATCACATTTAGACCAAATGAGGGATGTGGTTGATGGACTTATTGAAATTAAGAAAGAGAACGGATTCTCAAAGATTAATTTTTAGTAGTTAGTACATTCTTTGGTAGGGGCTTATTAATAGAAGATACTTTATCTTTTATTAGGGTCTCTACCAATCCACTTATCTTATATCCCTTTTCCTTACAAAATTCTTTTAATAATTGATGAACATCAGCATCAATTTGAATCATAGCATATTTTTTCATAACAATTCTATATTTTTCTTTAGTTTTCTAAGATAAATATTTCAAAGTTTTATTTTTACCAAATACTTATAATTGATTTCATAATTAATTTGTAGGTACTGAATGGCAATAATAAAAAAATACGCTGAGGTTTTATCGCAACCCCTAACATCATACACAACTTTTGTAAATGATGATGCGCCAAACTCTACATATTTTAGAGTTACCGAATTTAAAGATACATTTACAGGTGGTAAAAACGGATTCTTAATTGAAGGTAGTGAGCATTTAAAAGAAACTACTGAAATAAAAATTCAAATATTAGATGTGGAAGGTAATCCTGTCTATTATGAACCTGGTAATGGTATACCTGAATATTATGAAGGTAATTCCAAAATAATAGCTGTATATGTTTATGAAACTACACCTATTGGATTGGGTAAAATAACAATCTTAGGTGAATTAAAAACTTACATTGATGAAACTGGAATTGTAAGAGATGTTCCGGAAGATTGGGCTGGTGTTTATAATTGTAAATGGGAAAGAACATTTACAATAAACAAATTAATATCTAATGAAGATAAAGTTAGATTTTACAAAAGACCAAAGGTAATAATTAATGAAATAGTAAAACCAATTTTTTCAAACATTGTAACCGCAGTAACTCAAACTGGTTATGTTGATGGTTTTGCACAAACACCTTCTGCCGGAGAAAGATTAACCGGTTTTACGTTACCAACAAATTACCTATTACAAATAAATAATAGTGCTACGGCTTGGACAGGTTCAGTAGTTGGAAGTACTATAAATTTAACTAATTTAAATTTTTCATCGGTTGTTGATGATGTTATATCAAACAAAGATATTACTATAACAACACCATACACAGAAAATGGAATTGTAAAAGATATTTCTAATCAACCATATTCTGTAACATTTAACTATGTTGAGGGTATAGATAATTTAAAAACAGCATTAACAGGTTCTTTTGCAAAAATAACTTTAAGAGATTTAACAACTTTTGTTGGTGATGCTGCAAGGGTAAAAATATTTAGAAAATCACAATCAGATTTAGCAGATTATCAATTCATTCAAGAAATACAATTAGAATCAAATGAAATTCTTGTTGATTTGGAATCAACTACTAAAAATTTAGAAAATTATGGAGTATTTGATGAAGTATTATATCCAAACTATTGGTTAACATCATCTAATAATATAACAACTGAATTTAATCAAGACGTTTTATATAGTTCTATAAAATTAGATAGTTTAGGTGCTAATGAATTTTACACATCTAAATCATTATCGTTAACTACTGATGCGGAATATACATTAGGATTTAATGTAAGATTGGCTCAGAATATATCATCGGATAACTACATAAAAGTTTATTTAAGTGGTTCTAAACAAACTACCTATAATAACGTAACATCAACAATAGGTGTTAAGAAAAATATAGTATCAATTACATCGGATAATTCAGTTCTTCAAAAAAGCCAACTAAGTAGTAATTTTAAAGCAGAAGAAATTGATGATGCTAGATTATATTTTGAAGTAAAAGGAAATGGATGGTATGTTTCCGATGTTAGTTTAAGAGCATCGCAGGAAACTTCGTATTCACCTGATGAAATTACATTCATTCAACCAATACCAAGAACATTACCTGCTGAGACATTTACTTTCTTATTTCAATTTTACGATATTAATAACAACTACATTCCTGTAATTGTTGAAGAAAGTAAAACTTTTGATGGTGGTAATTTAAATCCTATTCAAAAGAGTTTAGAATTAATACCATCATCTTTATATTTTCAATTTGATTCTGGTTCTGGTAATGGTAATCCGTTACCACCAACTGTGATAAGTTTTGATGTTGTTAAAAGTTACCTAACGGGTTCTGTAACATTTACATCACGTTCATTTGATTTTTTCAATAATGAATTATCATCATCTCAATATTCAACAACTGTAACACCTGGTTATTCTTGGTGGCAATTTCCTGGTTTGTTAAGTGATATCAATTCAGATTCACCATACCTAACAGTACAAAATTTTACTGGTTCAAGAGACCCACAATTGGAAGATATAGTTGTACAATTTATTGAATATACAGCTCAATGTGAAGGTGTTGAAGATTCCGTGATTATTACGAGAGTAGTTGATGGTAAAGGTGGGGTTAATTATGAAATTAGACCGTATAGTGGAACTGTAATTAGAAACTCAAATCCATCATCATCTTTAGAAGTTCAAGCAATTAGAATTGATGGTGTAAACGAAATTAATTTAAGAAGTGGATTGCCGGCAGGACGTTCAGCTGTTCAACTTCACGTACAAAGTGGTTCTACTTATATCACACTTCAAGAAGCTAGTAATAAAAATTTTGTAAAAGGATTATCAGCTGGTCTAACTGGTAGTGGTCAATTAAATTATAATGCAATTTTTAAAAGAGAATCGATTGATACTCAAAGAACATTATATCTAATACCATCTGGTTCAGCAAACCCATCAGCATCAATTTTAACTACTTTAACGTTAACTGATTTATTAGATGGTATTGATGCTGGTGTTGTATTATTTGATGCGGATACGTTTACAATAAACCCAAGACTTACAAATACATTTACACCAATTTCTTCATCAGCTACTGCATCTTTTTATAAGAGAGGTACAACTGAAGGACCTATATCAGCATCTATTGAAGTATTCCCATCAATGTCAGTTAATTCTGATTTTGTACCGGAGTATTGGATGTACTATGTAACAAATAGTGTGAATCGGGAAATTAGTGTTGTTGCGTATGATGAAAGAGGAAATGTAATACCATCTACACCTATTAATCAGTATATTGGTTCTCCGTTAACACAAAGTAAACAATTATTAGTAAACTTTACTTATACGGAAGAGTTTACATCGGCTTCGGTTAGTGTTGATAAATTGTTTACAATTATACCAGAAGGTAAACCGGGCGATGAATCTGTTGTGTTTGAAGTTACACCATCATCCGTAACATTACAAGCAAATTCAAGAGGTATTGTAACTGATTACTCATCAACTATAACTGATGTAAAACTAAAACAAGGTTCTCGTTATTTAATTTTTACGAGTAGTAGACAACCTGGTACATTCCATATAGCAACTGGTTCTATGGTTGGTAGAAATATTACACCGGGTAATGTTTACTTTGATAATTTATACACACAATCTTTAATAGTAAGCGCTTCAACAAATATGACTGATTTGAGCGCTAGTATAGAATTACCTTTAGAGATTCAACCATACTACACATCATCAGTTTATACTGCAAGTGTTTTTCAAAATGTAACAAAAGTATTAGATGGTGCACCTCCTATCGAAATCATATTATCACCATTATCAGTTAACCTAACATCAGATGAAGTTGGAAATATTTCCGATTACTCAAATGCGGTAACAACTTTAAAAGTTAGAGAAGGTGATGATTATTTAACATATACAACTTCATCAACAATACCTGGTAGTTGGAGAGTACAATATATTAGTGGAAGTAATATTCAAACGGCATCACTACAATCTTTAATAACATCCTCAACCGATACGGCTGTTGTTAATTTTACAGCATTTGAATATCCACATGTATCGGCTAGTGCTTTATACAATATTAAAGTGTATCCATACGCATTAGGAAAGGGGCATACATACACATCATCGTTGTATGAAAGAACTCAATTCTTTACTAAGAATGTTGCACAAAGTGCAGCGAGAACTGTAACATTAACATCTACTTCTGAAGTTGTAAACTTTGATGGCGATGGTGTAGTTGTATCTCCTGAAGGCGATATTACATTAACGGCAATTGCATTTAATACTACCGGTTCTGCTTTCTATGAGTTTTACAAAGATTCGGTTCAATATTCACCTATACAATCATCAAACACTTTTACAATTTCTTCTGGCGATGCTACCTCTCCTGGTCAAACGGCTACTTGGAGAGTTGATGTTAGGGATGGTAGTAATTTAGTAACAGCTCCAGTTAGAGCACAAGCTCAAATTACAATTAGTGGTATAAAAGCTGGTGGTGAATCATATTCTGTAAACGTAACAAATGAAGTTGCATCTTTGGTTGGAGATGTTTGGGAACTAAATACAACGGGAAGTAATACACAAATAGTAGCAACTAAAGGAGACACTCAATTAACACACGTTAATTCATTTAGTCCACCAACTTTAGATTTAAATGGTGACCCGATTGGTTCATTAGGAGAATATCAAGTAACAATACAATCAAAGCCGAATTATATAACTTTACCTAGTTCGTTGGTTAGTGGAAGTATAGTTCCTACTGTTAATAATATTGCTACAATAGGTGATATTGTTTCTTGGAATCAATGGGGTAATAATACAAATGCGGAAATTGTATATAAGATTGATATAGAAAATGGTAGACAAATATTATTTAAAACACAATCATTATCAATTCAGTTTAATCCATATGGACCATATTCAACGCAATTATCAAACGAAAACTCATCAATAGTTTACAAAGTAAGTGGTGAGGTAGAGTTAGGAAATACGGGAAATACAATTAGAGGGTTTAGAGGTGATACTGAATTAACAAATAGTTCATCTTTTGCAAATCCACAAACTGATGCATTTGGAAATACTGGATATAAAAATCAATATAACGTTTCAATACATAATGTATCTGCAAATTTAGATTTAGCTGGTGCAATTGTTAGTGGAAGTTATCTAAGTGGAAATCCTGCTACAATAGGTCAATTAGATAGTTGGGGAAGTCCTGAAAGTATAGCAGTTGCTCAAATTGTATATAGGATAGATTGTGAGGGTAGAGAGAATTTATATAAAACACAATCTTTATCAATTCAATACGAAGGTAATACCGGACCTGGTATTGTAATGAGAGGACTTTGGAATGAAGTTACCGATTACATTGGTTCAGTTGAAACAACAAATTATAGAAGGGATGCAATTATATTCCCAGACCCATCTGGTAGTAGTGGAGCAACTCATTATTGGGCTGCATTAAGTGGTTCTGGTCCTTCTGGTGATGGACCTCAATTACCAACTTCACCAACATCACCATCGTATGTTGATACATCATATTGGCAATATTTGGGTGAGCAGGATTTCTTTGTATCAGCAAAAATAGCAATATTTGAAGAATCATTTGTTAAGAATACAATAAACGTTGGTAATAATCCGGGTTCAGCATTTGCAAACGTTGTAATAGCTGGTGGTAGAACTGACCCATATATTTCAATTGGACAAAATGGAACAGTTGGTGCTAGTGGTGACCAAACTACACCTGGTGTTATTGGATATGACAGGGGTGGTATATTTTTAGGAGTTTATGAAGGTGGGGCAACTACATCGGGAAGATTCTCTATTATGACTCAACCTGGTGGAGCAAGTACTGCTGGTTTACTTTGGGATGGTGATACATTAACTATTATTGGTTCTATACGTCAAAGAGAGCCTGGTGTACCTGAAGGTTCATTTAGAGGGGCTTGGATAGATGGGGAAGATTATTGGATTGATGATACTGTAACTTACAACGGAGCAAGTTATATATGTACAGCTGTAAATGCTTCTACAAATGATACTAATATAAACACAGGTAGACCTGAATATGCAACGAATAGTTGGATGATATATGCTAACTCTGGTACATCTGGTGTAAATGGAGCTCCTGGTGCAAATGGTACATCTGGTACGTCTGGGGCAGCTGGTAGTGTTGGGCCTGGTGTTGTATTTAGAGGTCCTTTCTCTACGGGAAGTGTTTATTATAAATCAACAAGTAGAACCGATGTGGTACAACAAGCAGCTGGTGGTAGTAACTATTGGTTAGCAACAAATGCTGCATTAAATAATCAATCGGGTTCTAACTGGGGAGTTCCATCACCATCATCATCAAATTGGCAATCTTTTGGTGCAGAATTTAGTTCAATTGCAACGGGTACTATTATATCTGAACAATCTTTTGTACAAAGTACGTTAAACGTTGGTACAAACATACAAGGAAGTTCTGCAAATATCGCTATAGTTGGGGGTTCTGCTCAACCATATATTTCCATAGGACAGGGAACTCAAGGATATAGTAGACCTGGTATATTCGTTGGAAATGATTCAAACAATTATAGATTATCATTGGTTAATAATGAACCAACCGCATCAGCAGCATATAGATATCTAAGATGGAATGGTACTGGTTTGGAACTTAGAGGTAGTGTTGAGGCTTTAGATGGTGTTATTGGTTCTTGGAGAATTGTTGGTAACACAATACAATCATCAAATGACTCTATTATATTGGATGCGGATGATGAATCTGTGAGTGTATATGATAGTAATGATACTCTTAGATTCCAAGCTAACGCGGATACGGATTTACCATCTTTATCAGCAGCAACAGCTGGTACTACTTCATTTTCAGGTTCTTCTTTCTTTAGTAAAACTAGCTTTAATGGTTCTAATATTGATGAGAGTGCATTCTTTTATTTTCAACCAAGTTTTACAACTGGAGCTGCTGGAAAATATGTAATAAAATATGTTTATAACCCATCTACTCTATCATCATATGCAAATGCAACCGGTTTTGGTAATTCATACCTTGTATTCCAATTGGTATTAGCACCATTATCTGGTGGTAATCCTGATTTGGGTAATTTGTATTATGGTAATAGTGCCAATGCATTTGCATATGGTAGTATGGGTGAGGATGATTTTAGGTCTGTTATTGGTACTACTAAAATTTTAATGGGAGATGGTTCTATAAAGTTTGCAAAAGATATAGAACAATGGGATGAAATATTGGCTTGGGATTCTGAAAACCAAAAATTTGTATCAACCAAAGTTTCAAAAATCAGTTCAAGAGAAGTAAACGAAACTTATAAAGTAAAAGTTGGTGGAAACGAATTAGAAGTATCCGATACCCACACCTTTTGGGTAGAGGGTGAAACTGATGAACTTTGTGTATTGGAGTTAATACCTGGTAAATCTAAAATAAATGTAAAAGTTGGAGATTTAATAGAACAAAAGATAGTTGAATATGTAGAAGTTATTGAACAACCAAATGAGGTGTATTCATTATCAGTTCCTAAATATGTAAACTATGTTTCTAATGATATTATTTCACACAACGTTTTTTATTTCGCTGAATATGATGTTGCATATATACAAAAACCATTAACTTTCGTAGTATCACCAAATTTAGCAGCATCAACTCAATATAGAATAGGACTTGCAATTTCATATGAAATTAATTCAATAGATACTAGCGGTCTCCCATATTACCAAAACTCACAAGCAACAGTTCAGGCTAATATTGGTACATCCACATCAGCAACATACCAATTGGTATCAGCTGGTACGGTAGCAAATGGGGGTGGGTTTCAAACGGTAACAACAAATGCGGCATATCTTAGACACGATTCTACTATAACAACATATCCTACAACTTATTATACATCATATAGGGGTGGTATAAGTGGTGATACTTTGAGATTGAGAAAAGATAGTGGTGATGATACTACTATATTAAAAATTCAAAACATAGGAACTTCTGGTGCATTTACTGCAATAGATGTTGTTAGTGGTGCTGGTACGGTTGCTATTAATGGTAATCCAATGACGTTGGGTGAATCCGGTACGTTTTCGGCTAGTGGTGCAATTCGTAGTGGAAATAATGGTACTAGAGGTGGTTTATACTTAGTAAACCCACCAACCGATGGTAGTGTGGGTGGACAAACTTATAGGGATGTAAGGATGAGTATTAGTGCTGGTGCATGGGAATTTAGAGTGTTTAGAGATGGTCCATCATCAAGACGATATAAAAAAGAAATAGAAGATTGGAAATCTTATCCTGATTTATTAGAAAAATTACAACAAGTAAGAGTAAAAGAATTTAGATATACTGAAGCTGACCCTAATAGTGAATACCCTAAAAAGCTGGCATTGATAGCTGAAGATTTACATGATGTAGGACTTACTGACCTTATTGGTTATTCTGATATTACCGATAGTGATGGTCAAATAATAGGGCAACAACCTGAAGATTTGGATAACAGAAACATATTATGGGCTGTTTGGGCTGGTGTAAATACACTTATTGATAAAGTTAAACAAATGGAATCCCAAATGAGTTCTTCATTAGGTTTGTAAAATTAAATTTATATATACTTATATATAAAGGTAAAACTATGGCATTAGAAACGAAACAATTACCAAAAGAAATAGTTGACAACTTGATTTCTTATAAAAATAATTACACCAATTCGGTGTATAATTTAGGAGAGTTGCATATGAGAATTAGTTCACTAAAAAAAGAACTAAAGAAAATGGAAGAAGATACCATTTTATATGAAACTGATGTAGATAAAACATATGATATTCTAAACACCGCATTGGCGGATTTGGAAAAGCAGTATCCAAAGGGAGAAGTTAATCTTTTAGATGGTACTGTAACTTTTGAAAAATAACCAATAAATAATTTGGTTTTTTCAAAATAATTTTGTATATTTGTTACAATTTAATTTAATATGCGTAAAAAGTTACTTTACATATGTCCCCATCTTTCAACCGGAGGACAACCTCAATATACGTTTAAACAGGTAGAACATTTTATTAATGATTTCGAAATCGAAGTTGTTGAAATAAACAATAGCGGTGGTGATGCGTTTGTTGTACAAAAAAATCGTATAAAATCATTAGCCATATTACACACTTTGGGTGATGATAAATCTGAAATATTGCAGATTATAGAAAAATTTCAACCTGATATTATTCACTTTCAAGAAATACCTCAATTTGATTTATCAACTGATATCTTAGATAAAATTTTCACAAAGGATAGAAATTATTTTATAGTATCAACAACACATGGTTCATTTACAAATCCATCTGATATAGTATATCATCCTGATAGATACATTTTAGTTTCCGAATGGAGTAGAAGAAGATTTGAAGAAACTGGTGTTGAAACTATGTTGTGGGAATATCCAATTGAAGATTTAAAACCAAATAGAAATAAAGCAAAAGAAATATTAAAGCTAGATTCAGATTGGAAGCATGTATTAATGGTTGGATTGTTTTCACCTGGTAAAAACCAAGCTGAAATATTTTCAGTAGCTAGACAATTAGAAAAATATAAAATTAAATTTCACTTTGTAGGAAACCAAGCTATGAATTTTGAGCATTATTGGTTACCACTTATGAAAGATAAGCCTGATAATTGTGTAGTATGGGGTGAACGAACTGATACGGATACATTCTATGAAGCGTGTGACCTATTTTATTTTTCATCAACTTTAGAATTAAATCCATTATCAATTAAAGAGGCATTGAGTTGGAAGTTACCTTCATTATTCAGAAGGCTTCATACATTTTTGGATACATATGATAATAACCCATTAGTAACTTATATTGATGATGATTTAAACATTACTAAAAGAAAAATATTAGAAATATTAAAACCTGAGTTTAATGAATTACCTGGTTGGTTTTCATATGACAAACTTTATGATGAAGCAGTAGAAAAAGCTCCATTTAAAGCAAATTTTGTTGAGGTTGGTTCTTGGCTTGGAAAATCTACAAATTATTTAGTTGATAGAATAAAAGAATCAAAAAAGAAAATTCAATTTACTACAATTGATACATTCAAAGGAAACTTAAATGAATCATATTATCAAAAAAGAGTTGAATCATTTGGTGGAGATGCTTTTTACGAATTTGTAGATAACACAGTCATATCAAACAACTATGATAAATTTGATATTATAAAAGATACATCAGAAAACGCATCGAAGCAATTTTCAAATGATAGTATTGATTTTATTATGTTAGATGGCGACCACTCCTATGAGAATACAATAAATGATATAAAACTTTGGTACAATAAAGTAAAACCGGGTGGATATATTACTGGTGATGATTATAATGTTTTTCCATCTGTTACAAAAGCAGTAAACGATTACTTTTATAATCAAATTAATAAAGTTGAATTATCTTGGGTTAGGAAAAAACCACGTATTCAGATTAAACATCTTTTGACAAGACCTGATGATATGAGAGAGCGTGTATCTATTCAATCTATTAAGCAATTAGCAAAATATGGAATAGATTATCAACCAATTGTAAACAAACCATACGAAGGATTAGCACCTGCCGAAAATTGCCGTAGACCGGAACATATTAGTAAAGATAATAAACCGGGTGAGTTGTGGCCTGGTGCAGGATTGGGTTGGATGACTGGTAGGCATTATGGATGTTATCTTGCACATAGAGGAGCTTTGGAAACTATTGATGATACAAACTATGATTATACATTAGTGTTTGAAGCAGATGCTTTCATCTATACTGGTTTAGAAGAATTCGTAGAAGCCGTTCATAAAGCATGTTTTATTTCAGAAAGAGATGATGTGTATTTCATTGGAATGGCAAACAACCCATCAAGAGAAAAACATAAGATTGATGATATGTTTAGTAAAACAGCATTTAATCAGGATTTAGCACATGCTTATTTAATTCCAAACCGAACAAAAGGTTGGTGGATGGAAAGATTAAAAGATTGTGGTTGGGATGTTGGTGACCTTTGGTTTAATCATGTATTTGCAAATTATCCAAAACATAGATATACTACAAACAAAATGTATTCAAAACAAGCTGAAGGATATTCTCTTTTAGACTTAATGGTAAAAACTTGGAACTAAAATGATTTACGATAACTTAGTAAAAAATAAAAGAAATATTGTTGAAGTACAAAATAAAGTTGTTACTCATTTTGTACGTGGTGCTTTTGTAGAAATAAAAGGACCGAAGGCAGCACAATATAAAGTTGAGTTCAGAGATAACAAAACGGGCAAACTACATTACTCTACTGAAATTAAAAATAATATGTGGACTAAATGTAGTATTGAACATTTTATGGAATGGAAAATTACCATTTATGAAAATGGTACGTTTTGGTATGAACACATATATGATGCTACCGATAAAAGAGTTTATATTGCATTGGATTCAAAAGCATTGGGTGATTCTTTAGCTTGGATTCCCTATGCTGAGGCTTTTAGAAAAAAGCATGGTTGTAAAGTTATTGTTTCAACATTTATGAATGATATGTTTGAAACAAAATATACAAACTTAGAATTCATAAAGCCTGGTACAAATGCTATGGATTTATACGCAATGTATACGGTTGGTTTATTTTATAACGAAGATAGTTCAATAAATGGATTGAAGAATCCAACTGACCCAAAACACCAAACAATGCAAAAGATGTGTTCGGACATATTAGGTTTGGAGTTTGAAGAAATTAAACCATTGATAAAAGAAAGACCTGTAAAGATTGACCACAACCTAAAACAGGTATGTATTGGTATTCACGGAACCGCTCAATCTAAATACTGGAATAATCCAAATGGTTGGCAAGATGTTGTAGATTGGTTAAAAGGTAGAGGATATACAGTTAAACTAATATCAAAAGAAGATAACAATTATATGGGTAATAAACACCCAGAAGGAATCGATAAACATCCAAACGGACCTATTGAATTGGTTATGGATGAATTGTTAAAATCAAAAGCATTTATTGGAATTGGTAGTGGATTAAGTTGGTTAAGTTGGGCATTGGATGTACCAACTGTATTGATAAGTGGGTTTTCATATAAGTGGGCCGAAATGAAAGATTGTGTTCGTATTGGTGCACCACAAGGGAAATGTGAAGGATGTTTTAATCGTTTAAGATTAGATGCTGGGGATTGGAATTGGTGTCCAGACCATAAAGGAACTGAAAGACAATTTGAGTGTACTAAATCAATTACTTCGGAAATGGTAATTAAAGAATTGGAAAAATTCTTGTAATGAATAAAATAATTTGGATAAATGGGTGTTTTGATGTTCTACATTATGGACATTTTAAATTGATTCAATATGCAGTTTCATTAGGTGGTAAGTTAATAATTGGTATTGATTCGGATGAAAGAGTTAAAGAACTAAAAGGTAAAGATAGACCTTTTCATACTCAAACACAAAGAGAATATTGTTTAAGACAAATTAGAGGTGTTGGTGATGTAGTTGTATTTAATACCGAAGATGAATTGAGAAATGTATTAGAATACTTAAAACCGGATTACTTTGTTATAGGTTCTGATTATATAAATAAACCAATTATTGGTGGACAATTTGCAAAAGAAATTAAATTCTTCGAAAGGATAGATGAATTTTCAACAACAAAATTATTAGATGAGTAAAGTATTAGTTATAGGAGAAAGTTGTACTGATGTTTTCATATACGGAAAAACAGAAAGAAAATCACCCGAAGGTAAGGGACCTGTTTTCGTACCAACAAGAGAGGTGTATGGTAATGGTATGGCACTAAATACAGCAAACAATCTATCAGCTATGGGTGTTGATGTAGATGTTTATTCTGATAATGGTGGTATAACTAAAACAAGATATGTAAACGAAACCACAAATGAATTGTATTTGAGAGTAGATGAAAATGATTCAGTTGATAGGATTGATATTTACAAATTGCCAGATTTAGCATTTTATAATGCCATCGTAATATCCGATTATTGTAAAGGTTTTTTAACCGAAGAAGATATACATAAGATAGCATCCATGCATAGTTTGGTTTTGGTGGATACTAAAAAGAAATTGGGGGATTGGTGTAAAAATATAACATTTATAAAACTCAATAGGTCTGAATGGCAAAATAATATCGATGAGATAAAAAAATACTCCGAATGGATTGATAAAAAATTAATAGTTACATTAGATAGTAGGGGTGCTACATATATGGGTAAACTGATACCTACCGAAAAAGTTCAAAATGCAGATGTAAGTGGTGCTGGTGATACTTTTGTAGCAGGATTTACTGTAAAATACATAGAATCAACCAATATTGAAGAATCTATTCAATGGGCTAACTATTGTTCTGGACAAGTTGTAAAAGAAAAAGGTGTAACTGTGTTCGAAAAGTAAAAAACAATATATTTATATATAAATCAACAAAAAAACAAAAATATGGCAGAATTAGATAAAGTTCCAACCAAAGCTCAAATCGAAATCGAAACTGTAAAGTTAGAGGAAGAAACACTTTCACAAATTTCAAATTTAAACGCAGATGTTAATAAATGCGTTTCAACATTTGGTGAAGTCTATGTTAGAAGAAAAGAGTTAACTGAAGAGTCTATGAGACTTGATGAGTTAGTAAGGGAAACTGAAGAATTGTTCAAATCAAAAAATGCAGAACTTAGAGAAGTTCTAGATGGTGTTGATGAAAAATACCCACAAGGTAGAATCAATATGCAGGATGGTACTGTTCAGTATCAACCAGGAGCTCCTACTAGAAAGCAATTGAGAGAACAACAGGCACCAAAACAATAAACTTAAATATTTATATAGTATAAAGGAAATTACTATATAATGAATGAGTTAACAAATTTCTTAATTGAATCAATTTTATCGGAAGCGGACAGTGTAAACAAAGTTATTGTTGTTTACTCTGGCCGCTTTCAACCGTTTCACAAAGGTCATTATGCAACATATGACCATTTAGTTAAAAAGTTCGGCAAAGATAATGTTTATGTTGGGACCTCCAACAAAACCGATAATCAGAAATCTCCATTTGATTTTAAGGAAAAAAAAGCAATAATGACCAAAATGTTTGGTATCCCATCAAACAAAATAGTAATGGTCAAAAATCCTTATGCTCCATCTGAAATCTTAAACAAATATGATGAAGATACAACTGGATTTATTACAGTTGTTGGTGAAAAGGATGAAGCTAGATTAGGTGGTAAGTATTTTGAACCATATAAGGGAAAGGTTGAGATTGGATTTAAAGATAAGGGATACGTTTATATATCCCCAGCACAACCAAATGCTATTAGTGGTACTGATGTTAGAAATTGGCTAAGTAAAGGTACTGATGACGAAAAGAGAAAGAATTTTCTAAAAGCATATCCAAAATTTGATGAAACAATATACAAATTTGTAACATTAAAATTGAAAAAAATAAATGAGAATATGCCAGGTGGAGCTGGTGTTGGTGTAAGTTTACCCGGTGGATATATTAATGGAGCACCAAATCCAAAAGATGTTAAAAAATTAAAAAAGAAGTTGGATAAAGATGGTAGTGAATATTATGAACCATATGCTTTGGGTGGTGGTATAAGTGAATACGCATCTATGGGTATGAGCCACATACAACATCCTATTGATAGAGAACCATTAAGACCGGAAGAAGAAATGGATTTAGATAATACCATAACTGAAATTCCAATGGCAGATTTGGTAAAAATTGATTCTTATGCAGATAGACAATTGAATCCAATAGATGTGGTTCTTACTGATAAACACTTTTTCGATAGATTACAAGACGCAAGAAATAATAAAGAAATTTCAGCAGCAGAATTAACTGGTTTCTTTAAAAGGTTAGCAAAAAATAAAAAGAAGTTTTTTGAATTCCTAAATCAATATGGACAAGTAGTAGCTAAGGATAATAGAAGTAAAATTAATATTCCATTTATGAAACAGGCGAATAAAATAATCGCTAAAACCATAATGAGGAAAGATGGATTTCAAACCACATCTCCGCAATATCAATTTGAAGATATTACTGAAGCAAATGCTGTAAGTGGCGGTAAAGTAAATAAATTTATAACTGGTAAGAATCTTACATTAAAAGGTAAAAAATACAGTGATATCCATTTCGAATTAGTTAGTATAGATAATAACAAGCAAATTGTTAAATTAACGGTATTGGCACCAAAAGAAATATTTGGACAAGAAATAAACATCGATTTCAGAACATTAAGAAGAGGACCATTTTTGAAAACAAACACAAATGTATTTGAAAATATAACACTTCCTGTAAAAGTTGGTGATACTATCCTTATGGGTAAATTCAAAAACAAAAAAGTAGTTGTTAAATCTATTGGTAAAGATGAACATGGTATGCCAACTATTAATGGTAAAAAAGCAACTACATTTAGAATCATAAAAGAAAACATAGAAGAATCAAAACTTCTTACTGAAGGTGGTGCTTATGGTCATATGAACCATCCATTTGATATTGAGATGAATCTTACATTTGGTGACCTTAAAAATATTGTAACCAAAGCTCTTAATGGTGATTTAGAATTGGCAAGAGAGAAAACTGATGGACAGGCATTGGCAATTAGTTGGGTAAATGGTAGATTAGTTGCGGCAAGAAATAAATCACATCTTAAAAGTAAAGGTAAAGATGCTATGGATATAAACGCTGTAGCAGCTAAGTTTGGTGGTAGAGGTGGATTGACAGATGCGTATAACTTCGCTATGAAAGACCTTTCAACGGCAATAGGAGCATTATCTCAAGCTCAAAGAGATAAGATATTCAAAGGTGGTAGTTGCTTTATGAACTTAGAAGTAATATACCCAACATCTGTAAACGTAATCCCTTATGGACAACCATTATTAGTATTTCACGGAACATTTGAATATGATGAATCTGGAAATATAATTGGAGAAAACCAACAAGCAGCTAAAATATTAGCTGGTATGATTAAGCAGATAAACGGACACGTTCAATCTAAATACACAATTCAAGGACCTCCAGTAACCAAATTACCAAAATCAGAACATCTTTCTAAACAACAAGCTAAATACTTAGCTAAGATTTCTAAATTACAAAGTGAATTTGGTTTAGCAGATAATCAGGGTGTAGCAGAATACCATCAGGCTTGGTGGACAAATTTTGTTAATAAAAACGCTAAAGGATTGGATGGACTTCAAAAAATTGGTTTAGTTAAAAGATGGGCTTTCTTAGATAAAACATTCCGAATAAAAGATATCAAAGATGATAAGATAAGAGCATGGGCTGAGCAAACTGATAAGCAAGACCAGCAAAAAATATCTAAGCAAAATCTTATGAAATTTGAAGAAGTTTTCTTAGGAGTTGGTGCTGATGTATTATCGTTTATGAGTTCGGTTTTAACAGCAAATCCAGACGCTGCAAAAAGACAGATGGTTTCTAGATTAGAATCTACTATACAAACTATACAAAAGAAAGGTGACCCTAAGCAGGTTGAAAAATTAAAATTGGAACTTCAAAGATTAAATTCTTTGGGTGGATTTGATAAGATTGTACCAAACGAAGGTATTGTATTTGTATATGGTGGTAACACTTATAAATTAACTGGTGCATTTGCACCATTAAACCAAATTTTGGGTATTTTCTACGAAAATTAGGTTTTATTTAATTTCTATATATTTATATATATTATAACTATATAGATTAATATGGCTAAAGAATTTAATAAAAAGTTCATGCACCCAACCCGCCGTAAGTTGGTGGATATGGTATTGGAAGGTGGTGAATATCAAAAAGATACTTTTGTATCATTTGCTAATTCGGATAAAAAGAACGAAAAAAGAGAAGTTGGTGAAACTTGGACTGATTCCGATGGTAGTATTTGGGAACAAAAAGAATTTGGAAAAGTAAAGAAATCAGCATTATCAGATACTATGGCTGAAGTTAGACAATACTTACAGCAATTAAATAGTTGCAAGAATAAAGAATGTAAAACTATTAAATTAAGTAAAACTGATAAAAAGATTGTTTCTAAAACCGGATATTGTTCAAACTGTTTAGCTGAAAAAGAAAGTAAGATAAAAATAGATGGACTTTGGGATGAATATGAATCATACAAAGTATATTCCAATATGATTGCATATGGTTCTGAAGTTTTAGCTCAACTTAATCAGGCATATAATGATGCTAAGCAGGAATATGAATATGCTAATGAAGATGGTTCAATCGAAAAATGGAGTATGGATAGACCTATTGAGGAATTGAAAGCCGAAATTAAGCAAGATATTGAAAATATTGAAAAAGAAATAGAAGATATTACTAAACGTAGAGATGAGTCTTGGGAAAAATTAAAAGATAAAAACTACGATTTAATAAAAGCTCCAACGGTATAATATGGCGGAGAACGTACAGCAAAAAAAGAGTTTAAAGCAAATTATTGCTGAAGAATACATAAGGTGTTCCAAAGACCCTATACACTTTATGAAAAAATACTGTATGATTCAGCATCCGGTGAGAGGTAAGATACCTTTTCACCTTTTTCCGTTTCAAGAAAAAACTCTTACTGAATTTCACAAAAATCGATTTAACGTTGTTTTAAAATCACGTCAAACTGGTATATCAACTCTATGTGCTGGATTTGCACTTTGGAAAATGATATTCAATTCGGATTTTAACGTATTGGTTATTGCAACAAAGCAAGATGTTGCAAAGAATTTAGTAACTAAAGTAAGAGTAATGCATGAATTACTTCCTTCTTGGTTAAAGAATGGAAGTATGGAAGATAATAAACTTTCACTTCGATTAAAAAATGGTTCTCAAATTAAAGCGATTGCAAGTTCACCTGATGCAGGACGTTCCGAAGCACTTTCGTTATTGATATTTGATGAGGCTGCATTTATTGATGATATTGAAGAAATTTGGTTATCAGCACAATCAACATTATCAACGGGTGGTAGCTGTATAGCACTTTCTACTCCAAATGGTGTGGGTAATTGGTTTCACAAAACTTGGGTTGGTGCTGAAGAACAAACTAATGGGTTTATTCCAATTAAATTACATTGGACAGTTCACCCTGAAAGAGACCAAACTTGGAGAGCTGAGCAAGAACGATTGTTAGGTCCAAAGGGAGCAGCTCAAGAGTGTGATTGTGACTTCGTATCTTCTGGTGATACTGTAATACCACCTGAATTATTAATGTTTTATAAAGAAACATATTGTATAGAGCCAATAGAAAAGGGTGGTTTTGATGGTAATCTTTGGAAGTGGCAATATCCAGAATATACCAAATCATATATGGTTGTAGCGGACGTTGCTCGAGGTGATGGTTCTGACTATTCAGCTGCGCATGTAATTGATGTGGTAAACGCTGAGCAAGTTGCAGAATATAGAGGTAAATTGGATACTAAAGATTTTGGAAACTTTTTAGTTACCCTATCAACTGAATATAATGATGCTTTACTTGTGATAGAGAACGCTAACATTGGTTGGGCGGCAATTCAGCAAGTAATTGATAGAGATTATAAAAACTTATTCTATATGAGTAAAGATTTAAAGTATGTAGATGTTGAGAATCAATTTACAAATAGATATAGAGCTGAAGATAAAGGTATGATTGCTGGATTTTCTACCACATCTAAGACAAGACCACTTATCATTTCAAAATTAGATGAATATTTTAAAGATAAATCTGTAATAATTCGTTCAAATCGTTTGATAGATGAGTTATTTACTTTTATTTTTATGAATGGTAGAGCAGAAGCAATGAGAGGTTATAATGATGACTTGGTAATGAGTTTTTCAATCGGATTGTGGGTAAGGGATACTGCACTTCGTTTAAGACAAGAAGGTATTGACCTTACAAAGAGAGCAATTGGTGGTATTTCATCCAATTCACATGATGGTATATATGGTGGTGGTGGTTCTATGGGTGATAACCCTTGGAAAATGAGAGTTGGTGATGATTTTGAAGATTTATCACAATGGTTATAAATTATACTGTTTTGATAATTTACGATATTTATGATATATGTCAAAATTAAAAGTAGACCAAAATGATTAGACTTAAAAATATCCTAAAAGAAGATGAATATGTAAATAAAGCATATTCTATGGGGGATACACCAATCGATAACCCAATTGATGATTATGATGAATTAGATGTTGAGCAAGAAGATATGGATGATTTTATTGCATATCTTAAATCTTACTCACAATCATTGGATGAGGCTAATTGTAATTGTGTATTTGAAGCAGAGTATCAGGGTAGAGAAGTAAAGTTGGGTAAACCAATGCAGGGGGATGTTAAGAAATTTAAAGTTTATGTTAAAAACCCTAAAACTGGAAAGGTTGTTAAGGTAAACTTTGGAGACCCAAATATGAGAATTAAGAAGTCTAATCCAGAAAGAAGAAAATCTTTCAGAGCAAGACATAATTGTGATAATCCGGGTCCTAGAACAAAAGCAAGATATTGGTCTTGTAGAAAATGGTAAATAAATTATGGCAGAACAAAATCAAGACAAAAGTTTTTTTGGTAGACTAAAGAAATTATTTTCAACTACAGCTATCGTTACCGTTGATAAAGATGGTAAGAGAAAAGTTGTAGATACTGAAGAAAGACAGGCTACAACTAACTTAATGGCTTTAAGAGATAGATACACCAAATTACAAAGGTCATTCTATGAATCACAAGCATCAGGTCAATCGATGGCATATCACCAAGTTCGTAGAGAACTTTTTAGAGATTATGATGCTATGGATAATGACCCAATTATAGCATCAGCTTTAGATATATACGCTGATGAATCAACAACAAAGAATGAATATGGAGATGTATTGCAAATTCGTTCTTCAAATGAAAATGTTAGAGAAATCCTTCATAACTTATTCTATGATATTATAAACGTAGAATTTAATTTATGGCCTTGGACAAGAAACTTAGTAAAGTATGGTGATTTCTTTTTAGGATTAGAAATTGGTGAGGGTAAAGGAATTATAAACGTAATACCACATTCAATCTATTATACGGAAAGATTGGAGGGATTAGACCCTAGCAATCCAAACTATGTAAAGTTTAAAGTTGAAATGGATAGAACCGGTAAGAGTGAGTGGGAAAACTTTGAAATGGCTCACTTCAGACTTTTATCTGATACAAATTTCCTACCATATGGTAAGGCTATGATTGAAAATGGTAGAAGGGTATGGAAACAATTATCTCTTATGGAAGATGCGATGTTAATCCATCGTATTATGAGAGCACCTGAAAAGAGAGTTTTCAAAATTGATATTGGTAATATCAACCCACAAGAGGTAGATAACTATATGCAGAAAATTATTAACAAAATGAAGAAAGTTCCATTTGTTAATAAAGATACCGGTGATTATAACCTAAAATACAATATGCAGAATCTAACGGAAGATTTCTTCTTACCAGTTAGAGGTGGTGATAGTGGTACATCTATCGATAATTTAGGTGGATTAGAATATGCGGCAATTGATGATATTGATTACTTAAAAGCTAAATTATTTGCGGCATTAAAAGTTCCAAAAGCTTACTTATCATATGATGAGAACGTTAATGGTAAAGCTACGTTGGCTGCGGAAGATGTTCGTTTTGCTAGAACTATCGAAAGAATTCAAAGAACATTAGTATCAGAACTTACAAAAATTGCAGTAGTACATTTAGCAGCTCAAGGTGTTGATGATGCTGAAATTACAAATTTTGAATTGAGTTTAACAAACGCTTCTACAATCTATGAGCAGGAGAAAGTTAATCTTTGGACTGAAAAAGTTAGATTGGCAAGTGATTTGAAAAATCTTAATATGTTATCAACGGATTGGGCTTATCAAAACGTATTTGGTATGAGCCAAGACGAAGTTGATGTAGAAAGAGCTAAATTGGTATTAGACCTTAAACAAAGATTTAGATACACTTCAATAGAGCAGCAAGGACAAGACCCTACTGAAATGGAAAAAACTCCACAAAATGTTGAGGAAGAAATTGCTAGGTTAAAAACTGAAATAGAAGGTAATAAAGGTGGTAGACCAAGAGAAGGTAATACATATGGTAAAGATAAACACCCATATGGAAGAGACCCACTCGGAAATAAAGAAAACGAATCGGAAAGAAAACGTGAAAATCGTAATCTAGCCGCATCAAAAAAATCATTAGCACGTGAATATATAAACGGAATTTCATCTAAAAAGAAGGTTTTAATTGAAAAATCAGACCTTTTGGATGAAAAAAACCTATTGGATGACACCAAATTTTAATAAACATTAAAAAGTTTATATTTATATGTGTTAGTTTACAGACGTAGATTAAATATAGGGTAAATAAATGAAGAAAATTAAACACTCAAAGTTTAAGAATACTGGAGTGTTATTTGAGCTTTTAGTAAGACAGATAACATTAGAGGTTCTTAATGGCGATAAGACGGAAAACGCTAAGAAAATCGTAAAGGAATTCTTTGCGCAGGGTACTGAATTGAACAAAGAGTTGAGATTGTATGAACTCTTAACAAAAGAAAAATACAGTTCCGAAAGTAGAGCAGAGAAATTTGTAGATACTGTGGCTGAGGCTCACACAAAATTAAATGCTATTAAATTAAATAAGGAAAAGTATAATCTTATTAAGGAAATATCATCTAAATTTGATATCGAACAATTCCTTTCATCGCCTATAACTAACTATAAAGTCCTAGCATCGGTATATAAAGTTTTTGAATCAAAAATAACTAAAAACTACGATATTAAAGATGTATTTAATTCGAAAATTACCCTAATCGAAAATATTATATCAAAGCCCGTAAGTAGTAAACTAAACGAAAAGGTTAAAGAAGAGCAAA